ATAAAATTCTCTACCGACTTTCTTAACACTACTAATCAACCATACTATAATTTGTTTATGTGGCTGCATAGAAAGGAAGGTGATGTTGGTACAGATGCACAAGTCACAGAACCATTTGTTCAGTCGTTAAACACTTTTGCAACAGGTACTTTTGTTCCTGCTAATAACCCTAATCAAATAAGTAGTAGTATTGTTTCTGACGGCACAACACTTACTGTGTCAGGAACCGATAACATATTGTTTACAATAACTGTTACACCAAGCGACAATAGTATAAACTATAGTTTATCTGTATCTATTGATGGCGAACAAAAATTCAATACACAAGGAACTGGCGTTCTCACTATAGATATGACAAGTCTTGGTGTAAATCCTATACAAACAGGTGATTATACATTTTCAATATCATCTACTTCTTCTGCTTCTGTAACTTTTACATATTCAGTAACAATGACCACTCAGGGAGTAAGTGATCCTCAAATAGTTGACGAACAAACATATTCTGTTAGTTCATCAAGTGCTATTGCTTTTACACAAGCACAAGCATTTATAATTAGAAAAGAAATACCTGATATAAAAATTATTGATTTTCTAACTGGTATATTCAAAATGTTTAATTTGACAGCATTTGTAGAAGACGATGGAACTATCAAAGTTCAGACCCTTGACTCTTTTTATGCTAGTGGTGTCAGCAGAAATATAACTGATTTTGTAGACATTAATCAATCCGAAATAAACAACTCATTACCTTTCAAAGA